GCAGAATAAGAAGCTTTTAGAATGAAAAGATGATTTTAAGGAGGTTGATTAAAATGTTAGTGCCTGTAATAAAAATTAAACAAAAATGTGGGGACAAAGAATATACTCACATAGTAGGAACTAATAGCCATGACGAATTGATTATTGAGAATAACGCTATACACTATCTTAATTTACAGGGAGTTGTAGGTACACAATATCCTGAGGAAAGCGGGATGTATTTTGAGGGTATAGAGCCGGAAAAAGGTTCTTTATCACCTTATGTAACTGTTGAAATGGTAACGGTTGAGGAATTTATCAAAATAGCGGAAGAAAATATGAAAGAACAAACTGAGGCAAGTATTAAAATGCATAAGGCATTTAGACATTACTTATCAGAAAGAGGAAAATGTCAGGAAAAACTTGACAGAGATACTATTATTGATACAAGCGGCAGATTATTTTAGTTAAATAAAAAGGAGCTTATGCCCCTCTTGAAATATGAATAATAACAGCCTTTGAACACTGTCATTATAGCATATTTTTCAGGAGGGGTGCAAGTATGAGTTTTACTTTTAAGGAAACGGAAGATAAAATAAAAAAATACTATGAAAGTGTTAAAGTAATTGGTCGATTAAAGCACAGACTGGAAATTTACCGAAAAAGGAAAAAGGATATTGAAAATAAAATTGATAAGTCATTAGTAAAGTTGGAAGATAATTTTACGGCGGTAAATTATGATACTGCTGGAGGCTGTTCCAGTGGGATAAAAACATCAATGCAGGAAAAAGCCATTGACAGGGCTTTTTTGATTTTAGAGAAAAATTTGGAAGAGGTAAACGCTGAGATATTGCTTATTGAGGAAGAGATAAATAGTATTGAGGCTGATAACGCTGATATTGGGTACATATTAAATGATATGAAGCCGGAGTATAAGGAAGTTATGGAGGCATTATATAAATATGAAAAGGGAACTTTGAAAGCAGCTATAGAGTGTAATATGGATAGAGTTACAGTTTATAGGAAAAAAGATAAGGTTATAAAAGAGGTTATGAAGTGGCTTAATTTTTACAGTTAAAAAAACGTGCAAAAAAAATGCAAATATCGTGCAAATATTGTGCAAATATTGTGCAAAAAAAATGCAAATATTATGAGTAAAAAATATGTTATGATATTACTGTCGAAAGTTGAAAGAACTTTTCGGCGGTAATAACCTCTTACTTAAAACATCTTTGAACGAATACTCCTTTCTGCATAAAAGACTGGCTGAAAATGGCTGGTCTTTTGTGTTTTTAAAATTAATATGAAAGCGGTGACGAGGCAAAGACATATTTTAGACTTGATGTCATAGGATTTTATTTTTGGGAGGAATTTATGAGGGGAATTTTAATTTTAGTTATTTATACTGTATTAATGCTGGCTGTAACTTTTATTTTGGCGGGAAAAAATAAAAACAATGAAAGTTTTTATGTCGGAAACAGAAAAATAGGTACATTAAGTTCGGCAATGAGTATAGCGGCTACATGGATTTGGGCGCCGGCTCTTTTTGTATCAGCGGAACAGGCATATACTAATGGATTTATCGGCCTGTTTTGGTTTCTGGTTCCTAATGTTGTATGCCTTTTGCTGTTTATACCTTTCGCGAAGAGAATACGAAAACAATTGCCGTATGGAATAACATTATCAGGTTATATGTTTAGCAAATACAAATCAAAAAAGGTAAAAGGGGTGTATTTATTTCAATTATCTCTATTGACAGTCTTCTCAACAGGGGTTCAGCTTCTGGCAGGAGGTAAGATTTTAAGCAGTATTACCGGATTGCCTTTTTTTGTTGTTACAGTTATTTTAGCGCTTATAGCTTTTTCTTATTCTCAGATATCGGGAATAAGAGCCTCAATTATTACCGACAGCATTCAGATGATGCTGATATTGGCGGCGTGTGTTATTTTGGTGCCATGGGCATTAAAGATGAATGGAATAAATTCTGTTATTAATGGTTTAGGAGGTATATCAAAAGAAAGTGTTTCGTTATTTTCTAAAAGAGGATTGGAAATATTTCTGAGCTTTGGATTGCCTACAGCGATAGGGCTTATATCAGGTCCTTTCGGTGACCAGTGTTTTTGGCAGAGAGCTTTTTCTGTTAAAGAAAGTAAAATAGGAAAAGCGTTTTTACTTGGAGGAATACTGTTTGCCGTTGTGCCTGCCTCAATGGGTATACTTGGTTTTATAGCGGCGGGAACAGGATTTATACCTTCTGATAAAAGTGTTGTGAATCTTGAATTAATAAGCGGTTTATTTCCGCCTTGGGTAATGGTAATATTTTTATTTATGCTTATATCAGGTTTACTTTCTACTGTTGACAGTAATTTGTGCGCTGCCTCGTCATTAACAACGGATATTTGTGGAACTAATAAACTCAGATTATCAAAAGTTAGTATGATAATCCTATTAATTATTGGTATTGCTATCGCTAATATTCCCGGATTAACAGTAACAGAATTATTTTTGTTTTATGGAACATTAAGAGCTTCTACACTGTTACCAACTATAATGACACTGAAAAATAAAAAACTTACATCAAAGGGTATTGTAACCGGTGTAATTGTTTCTTTATGCATGGGGCTTCCGATATTTGCTTTTGGAACTGTTTTGAATATTTCTTTATATAAAACTATCGGAAGTGTTATAACGGTTATTTCGTCAGGGCTGACAGCCGTAATAATAAAAGGCTTGGAGGGCAGATATAATGCTAGGTAGAAAACAAAATATCAATAATGATGAATGGATTAAAGCTATTTTTAATATTGAAAAAACAGTCCCCAAAAAAGAAATTGAGAAGTTAACAGAGTTAACAGTTTGTGATATAAAAAGAAACACAGAAGGGTTGATTTCCGCTTATGCCTGGAGCGGGGGAAAAGACAGTATTGTACTTGGGGATATATGCCAAAGGGCGGGAATTGATAATTGTATGACAGGTATCTGTAATCTGGAATATCCTGAATTCTTAAAGTGGATTGAGGACAACAAACCAAAAAAATGTGCGGTAATTAATACAGGACAGGATATATATTGGCTTTCAAAAAATCAAAATATGCTGTTTCCTGAAGAAAGCGGTGCGGCGGCGAAATGGTTTTCAATAGTACAGCATAGAGCTCAAAGAAAATATGTAAAAGAAAATAATATTGATGTTTTGTTGTTGGGAAGACGAAAAGCGGACGGTAATTTTATTGGACGGGGCAGAAACATATATACCGACAGCAAAGGGGTTACACGATACAGTCCTCTTTCAGATTGGAGACACGAGGATATATTGGCGTATATTCATTATAACAAATTGAATTTGCCGCCTATTTATAGTTGGTATAACGGTTATAAATGCGGTACACACCCCTGGCCGGCGAGACAATGGACATATGGAAACGGCTGGAGGGAAGTTTTTGAGATTGATAAAAATATAGTTATTTCAGCTGCTGAATATATACAATCTGCCGCTGATTTTTTGAAAGGGGTATACAGATGATTAAGCAGGAAAAAATTACTGTAAGTTTAAAAGAATTGAGAGCGCCTGAAAAAAATGTGCGTATGCATCCGGAAAAACAAATTAGAGAGATTATAAAAAGTCTTGATAAATTCGGGCAGTGCAGGGATATTGTGATTGATGAGAATAATATGGTTTTGGCGGGAAACGGACTCTGGGAGGCAATGACAAAACGAGGTGATACCAAAGCGGAGGCGGTGCGTCTTATTGGATTGTCGGAAAAAGAAAAATATAAATTTATGCTTGCCGATAATAAAACCTTTTCTTTGGGGATTGATGACCTTGAGGCGATAAATGATGTAATAGCGAGCTTGGGAGATGACCTTGATGTGCCGGGATATGATGAGGAAACCCTTAAAATGATTGTTGCCGCTGCCGAAGATGTGACCGACAAAATAATGACCTATGGAACTATAGACGAATGTGAGATAGAGGCCATAAAAGCGAAAGGTGAACGAAAAGAAGAATATACCGAAAAGTTTCAGCAAAATTTGCGGGAAAGCGGTATGAATGATGTTTATACAAAATCTGAAAACATTCCTGTTAATATGGGTAACGTGTTTACACAAAATGAAAGTGTTGGCGGCGAACAGTCAGCGGAAGTCCGTAAATCAGTTGTTTGTCCTAAGTGTGGTGAGAGAATTTGGCTGTAATACGAGCTGTATCTGATTTAGATGTTGTTAGTGCCGCAAGGCAGAGGATAATAAATGTTTTTAAAAATGGGCTGCCTGTATATCTGTCGTTTTCGGGAGGAAAAGACAGTCTGTGCCTTTCACAGCTTGTTATTGATTTAATTCGGGAGGGTAAAATTGATTCGAGTCAGCTTACAGTTCAGTTTGTGGACGAAGAAGCTATTTTTCCTTGTATAGAAAAAACCGTATGTGACTGGAGAAGAAAATTTTTACTGGCGGGAGCAAAATTTGAGTGGTATTGTGTTGAGGTTAAACATTTTAATTGTTTTAACGCTCTAACGAATGATGAAACTTTTATATGCTGGGACTCTCAAAAAGAAAATGTGTGGGTGAGGAGACCGCCGGAATTTGCTGTAAGAACTCACGAGTTGCTGAGAGCGAGAGTTGATTCGTACCAGGATTGGCTTGCGAGAATGTGTACTGATGGTATAACTATTGTTGGAATACGTACATCGGAATCAATCCAGAGGCTGAGGAATATTGCGTTAATGAATTACAGCGGAAAGAAAATAACAAAAAAACAGCATATTTTTCCTGTTTATGATTGGAAAGATAATGACGTATGGCTTTATTTATCAGAAAAAAATGTTGATATTCCCGATATTTATTTATATTTGTGGCAGTCGGGGACAAGCAGAAATCGTTTGAGAGTCTCTCAGTTTTTTAGTGTTGATACAGCGAAGTCTCTTGTGAAAATGAATGAGTATTATCCTAATCTTTTAGAGCGGATTATAAAAAGAGAGCCTAACGCTTATCTTGCGGCGCTTTATTGGGACAGTGAGATGTTTGGGCGAAGTTCAGGCAAAAGAAAAAAACTGGAAGGTAATGTTAGTAAAGATTATAAAAGCGAGCTGTTAAAACTGTTTGGCAATATGGATTTATATTTTGACACACATCATAAAAAGTATATAGCGAATGCATATAAAAAATTTTTTATAAGTGTTTCGGCGGTTGCTGATGAAAAGGATTTTAAATCTATTTATGAGGGACTTATTTCAGGTGACCCAAAGCTAAGAACTTTAAGGGCATTGCATACGAGGATATACGGAAAATATGCGAATAAGGCCAAAGCTGAAAGGAGTATAAAATGAGAGATATTTTGTATAAACCGCTGTCGACACTGAAATGGGTTGACAGAGAGCTTTTAAAACCTAACGACTATAACCCTAACAAAGTATCATCAGAGAATTTAAAACTTTTGTGTCAGTCTATTCTGGCTAACGGCTGGACTCTGCCTATTGTGGTGCGACCCGATTATACAATTATAGATGGGTTTCACCGCTGGACCGTAGCTGGGGAGGAGCCCCTTAAGACTGAACTGGAGGGAAAAGTTCCCATAGTTATTGTGGAACACGAAGATGAGAGTGAGGATATATATGGCACAGTGACTCATAACAGGGCAAGAGGTACTCATTTGCTTGAACCTATGAAAGCTATTGTAAAACGATTGCTTGACAGAGGAAAAAGCGTTGAGGAAATAGGGAAACAATTAGGTATGAAGCCGGAAGAGATTTTCAGGTTGTCTGATTTTACAAAAGAGGATTTTTTAAAGCTGATGATAAAGAAAGAGACATATTCGAGGGCAGAGTATATAACGAAGTATTGAAAAGTGTCCGTGTCTAATGGTTACGCTAAACTTTTTTACAGCAATTCCGGAATCAACAGAGGAAAGAAATTACTGTAGGTTCAAACGAATACGGAAAAATTGGGGGTGGCGAGGTTGGGGCGAAGCAGAAAGCCTGAAAGAGAAAAAGCCCTCCGATTGTGGATTGAAAGCGGAAAAAAGCGCAGATTAAAGAGCATTGCGGACGAATTGGGAGTAACGGATTCACAGGTTAGAAAATGGAAAAAACAAGATAATTGGGAGAGCTTTTCAAAAGGTACGCCAGTCTCTGAAAATAATACCGGCGTACCCTTTGAAAAGGTACGCCGGGAGCAAAAAAATAACGTTGAAAAGGTACGGGGAGGGCAAAAAGGAAACAAAAACGCCAAAGGTCACGGCGCTCCTGCCGGAAATAAAAATAATTTTAAACACGGTATATATGAAAATATATATTGGAGTGTTTTAGATGATGATGAAAAACAAATGATACAGGCAATGTCATTTGATGAGGAAGAATGTCTCCTTGTAGAACAAATACAGCTTTTGACGGTCAGAGAGCATAGACTTATGAAACGTATAGAAGAACATACAAATACCAAGGGAGGATTGGCTCTTGAACGGGTGACGACTAGAAAATTGAAAGAGGAAATCGGAAACGAAACAGGCACTCAGACAGAAACAATTACTCAAACCATATCAACAACAGAGATTATAGGAAAAATAGAAAGTGAGCTTACAAAAATACAGTCACGTAAAACACGCTGTATAGAGGCACTTAATAAATTGCGTATTAATAAAAAGAAATTTGAGGATGAGAATAAAGGCAGTCAGGTCGTTAATGATTGGATTGAGGGTCTTATAGGAAGTGATGAAAATGGATAGAGTCGCTTTTTTTAAAGAACGGCAGAGAATATATAAAAAAAATCCTGTTTTGTTTTTTAATGAGGTACTTGTGTTTCAGCCGGATGAGTGGCAGAAAGCGGCGGCCTGTGATATCGCTGAATATTCAAAGGTAACAATTCGTTCCGGTCAGGGGGTTGGAAAGACAGCGTTTGAGGCGGCTGTGCTTCTTTGGTTTATGTCGTGTTTTCCTTTTCCAAGAATAGTGGCAACCGCTCCCACAAGGCAGCAGCTTCACGATGTATTGTGGAGTGAGGTCGCAAAATGGCAGTCCAAAAGCCCGTTGTTATCTCAGATGTTTAAATGGACAAAAACATATATCTATATGCTTGGTATGGAAAAACGCTGGTTCGCTGTTGCGAGGACAGCTACAAAGCCTGAGAATATGCAGGGGTTTCACGAGGATAATATGCTGTTTATTGTTGACGAGGCGAGCGGTGTCGCTGATTCTATAATGGAGGCTATACTTGGAACGCTATCCGGCGAGAATAATAAATTGCTGATGTGCGGAAATCCAACGAAAACGACAGGTATATTTTACGATAGTCACAATGCTGACAGAAATATGTACAGGGTTCATAAAATCAGTTCTAAGGACAGCAGTCGTACAAATAAGGAAAATATAGAAACACTCATACGAAAATATGGTGTTGACAGTAATGTTGTAAGGGTTCGTGTGCTGGGTGAGTTTCCTCTTGCGGAAGATGATGTGTTTATCCCATTGCCGCTTTTGGAACAGTCAGTAATGACAGAATATAAGGAAAGACCCGCAGAGAGTATACATATTGGCTGTGATGTGGCTCGATATGGAGATGATAAAACTGTTATAGGCTATAAAGTTAATGAGAAAGCAGAATTTTATAAAAAAATTAATGGACAGGATACTATGAGAACCGCTTCCGATATAATTTTGTTAGGGCAGACGCTCAGAGACAAATATAAATTTAATGGTTATATTCCGGTGAAGATTGACGACGGCGGAGTTGGTGGCGGTGTGGTTGACAGGCTCAGACAGATTAAAAAGAGCGAACCGGATAAGTATAGCTGGCTTGATATATTTCCAGTAATGTTTGGAAAGTTGATTAAACACAAATACTACGCTGACAGTACAACATATATGATGTCGGTTGTTAAAAGTTTACTAAGTCCTGTTGATGAGGACGGGAACGAAAAAGAAACAGAACTGATACTGCCGAATGACAGTGATTTGATTGCACAGTTGTCTTGCAGAAAGTATACTGTTAATGAAAAAAGTAAAATAATCGTGGAAAGCAAAAAGATTATGAAAAACAGAGGACTTCCCTCTCCGGACGAGGCTGATTGTGTGCTTCTGCTTTGCCTTCCCGTGAAACCGCCGAAAAGAAAGAGGTAATAATATGTCAAACAAACAAAAACATACCAGAGTAAGAGTTGTGAAATCTGCCGGAAGTGTTATAAAAGCTGAGACAATTACACAAGTGTCAAGAGATGAGGCGTATAATGCCGGAGACTGGATAACGCCGCCTATTGACCTCAAAGGTTTAAAAATATTGGTAAAAAACAGTACAATATTACCTCAATGTATACGGGCTTATAAAAATAATATTGCCGGTTTCGGCATAGGAATTCGTTATAGGGAGGATATTGAGGAAACTCCTGAAATGGAGGAGGAATTTAACAGGGCGGTTGAGATATTAGAGCTTCTTAATACTGAACAGGATACAAAAAAAGTGTTTGAGGACGTTATAGAGTCAAGAGAAACATATGGAATTGCCTATATTGAAGTTATTCGTAATATGGCAGGTGAAGTACAGCAGATTGATTTTATAAAAGATACACCGTCAATTAACAAAACAAAGCCTTTATTGCCTTATATAGATACAGTGTTTTATCACAACGGAAAAGAAGTTATGAGAAAAAAGCGTTACTGCAAATACAGACAACAGATAAGCGGGAAAACAGTATATTTTAAAGAATTCGGCGACCGCAGGATTATGGATTTGAGAACAGGAGAATATATTGAGGAAGGAGAAACCCTTGATATACAATATCAGGCAAATGAGATTATAGAGTTTGCAATAGGTACTGAAACTTATGGAGAAGTTCGCTGGGTAGGTCAGATTCTGGGGATTGACGGAAGCAGAAAGGCGGAAGGGCTTAATAACAATTACTTTGAAAACGGCTGACATACACCTCTTATGATTATGATTAAAGGCGGTACGCTGACAGATGACAGTTTTGATAAACTAAAGCGTTATATGAATGATATTAAGGGAGAATCAGGACAGCACGCTTTTATTATACTTGAAACTGAAAGCAGTGAGGGAAGAACGGATTTCGACCTGTCGGATAAGCCTGATATTGAAGTAAAAGACCTCGCTAATGTTTTACAAAAAGATGAACTGTTTCAGGACTACCTTGACAATAGCAGGCGTAAGGTGCAGTCGGCTTTTCAGCTTCCCGACCTGTATGTGGGATATACAACGGACTTTAACAGGGCGACGGCGCAGACGGCGAGGGAAGTTACAGAAGAACAGGTATTTCAGCCGGAAAGAAAAAGTCTTGCGTGGATAATTAACAATAAATTGCTGAATGGATACAATTTTAAGTATGTTGAGGCATATTTTCTTGAACCGGATATAAGCAATCCTGATGATTTGTATAAACTTCTGACTGTTGCCAACAACGCAGGAGGTCTTACTCCTAACAGAGCTAAACAGCTTGTTTATGAAGCTTATGGTGAAACGGCCGAAAACTATCAGGGAGAATGGGGAGATATTCCTCTCGCTTATAACAAAAGTAAGAACAGCGATATCGATATGGGTCAGATTACTATGAGTTTGCAGAAACAAATTGAGAAAGCGGCTGGAAATCACGACGATGAAATTGTTGCCGTTATGAAAGAGGTTAAGAATCTTTTAAAAAGGTCGTTTACTCTTAGCGGTAAAAGTAGTATAATTAAAGATGGAAATAGCAAAGATGACTATCCGAGAAATGCCGGCGGTAAGTTTGCTTCCGGTTTATGAAACATATTTGTCTCAATAAAAGGGCTATAAGGAGGTTAAAATGGCGAAAGACGATTATTTTGTAATAGCTTACAGGCTTTTAAAGTATTTATATGACTGTATAAAAAAGGGAAAAGTTCCGAATCAAGAAGTGTTAAACGCCGATTTTTTTAATATAAATGAGGAATATTGGCATTATATTTTAAGAACTCTTTACGAAGATGAATACATTAAAGGAATATTTATTGACACAGAGCTTGGCGGCACTCCGTATGCGGTGAGGCTGAATAAAATGGAGATAACGCCTAAAGGAATTTTATATCTTGATGAAAATTCAGCTTTTCAAAAGATTAAAGGTGCGGTGAAAGATATAGCGGATATACTTCCTTTTTGAATAAAATATACTTATTTATTTACGTTTCGCTGATTTGGCGGGGCGTTTTATTTTACGCCAAAGGAGGCGGTTTGAATGTGTAATTGCTGTAAACCTCTTATAAAAGCTATTGACGCTTATATTGCGAAAGCCGATAAAGACCTTGAAAAAATGTTCGAGGAAGAGGGTAGGGCTGAACCCGAAAAAAGTGTTGAGTATGTTTCGGATATTGAAAAAGAGACAGCCTCAGCTTTGGTTGAGGAAACAGAATATTTTATATCAGAAATAGAAAAATGTGACACTCTGGAGCAGGTTGAGGAAAACTTTGAGAAAATCAAAAATAACGACTCCTGCCTTGAAAAACTAAAATCTTTTTTTAAAAAGAAATTTGGAGCGCTGATAATGTTAAGCGCTAAAGGTTATATTAGGCAAATGGACAGAGAGCTTACAATAAGCAGATTGTCTAAAAGAACTGTCGCTTGGGTTGAGGATTGGAGTGAGGAACTTGGAAGTAAAATGAAACTCAGCAGTCATAAAGAGATTGAGGATATTCTTGTTAAGGGTCTTAAAAACGGTGACGGGGTTGATGTGTTCACAAGAAGAATTCTTGACAGCGGAATACGAAACGAGTATTATAAAGCCCGCAGGGTAGCGGTTACTGAGGTTTTAAGGGCACACAGCGTTGCTTCTCAGGAGGCGATTATGCAGGACCCCTCTACGAAAGAGAAAATGTGGATGCATACGGGAGCGCATAAAAATATGCCGCGGCAAAATCATATTGATATGGACGGTCAGACAGTGCCGAAAGGAGGGCGGTTTAAACTTACAGGAGCAAACGGAAGGACGTATAGTCCAATGTATCCCCTTGATTTGATTTTGCCGCCGGAGGAAAGTATTAATTGTCATTGTGCGGTACAGTGGATAGCTTCGGAAAGGGCTCTCGGAATGTCTCTCGAGGAAAGACAAAAGCTCCAGCAAAAGGCGCTTGATGAAATGGACAACGATTGGGAGGAAGAACTTAATAAAAAGAACAGAGCTGAGTGGGAGAAAAGACATAAGGCAGCTAAAGACAAGATGTCAAAGTTATAAAATTTTTGAATAGATATTTATATGTTATTTATCTGAACTAAAGGAAACTATTAATAAATTAGTTGTTGCTGTATATGACAAAATGTGCTAAAATATTCATACGGGCAATCGAAACGAGAAACGGCTGCTATGCCTAGCCGACCGGCCATATTTTTATATGGAGGGAGGTGAGCTTCCAATTTGAAAAGATTGGAGGTGGTGCGCTATGACTACATACGAGGCTTTGATGTTATGTTTTACATTCGGCTTAATTGTTGTA